TCACACAATCTCCGCAGAAGCTGAACCGGTGTAGGCGGCGCGGATCTCCACCGCGTCGTCACCAAAGAATGGAAAGTCAATCTGGTTGACGGCGCTGGCCAGCGTGGTGCTGTAGACCGCTGTCGTCACAGTCTCGGCGCGGTTGCGGGCGTCTATGGTGACGGTGCCGGTGCCGTTGAGCAGGAGGCGCGGAAGGCCGGTTACAGGCCTCCAAGCACCAGCGGACAGAGCGCCGGGTAGAAAGGTGCGTGCTGTTGTCGCTGATGCCAGCGCGGTGTTTGCTGTGCCTTGTGCCGCCGCAGCAGCGCCGACCGCATCATCGGCCGTATCCTGCGCATTGGCAGCAGCACCAGAGGCCGCCGCTGCCGCAGCCCGCGCCGTGGGATCACCGCCCGCATCGTCGATGGCCTCAGCCGTGAGCGGATAAGGCGCACCAAATACCGCAGCGATCGCCCCGGTCTGCCCCCGCGCCGCCATCAGCATCACGGTGCGATCCGGACCGCGCCATGCCAGTTCGCCCAGACGTTCGGGCTGACGCCACATCAGCACCGCAGCGGTCATGGCGTCACCGTTTCCGAGAGCCGGATCAGGGCGTATTCGGTAACTTCGGTGACGGTGCCAGAAACGGAGATCATGGCATCGACGACATACACGCCAGGCTTCCAGTCGGCGGTGACTGAAGCCGCAACCTCGGCCTTCCAGTACGCCGGCTCAGATCCTGCAGCCGCGACATACGTGATCGCAGGCGTCGCCTTTGTTGCCGCACTCTTCGGCGGCGGCTTGCTGCTGTCCGCCTCCTTGATCTTCATCGCGACAGTTGCACCGGTATAGGCGCCATCGACATCGACCAGATCGATGCGGATCGGTTCGCCTCGGTTGAAGGTGAAGGGGGTGCTCATCGTGCTACCTCATTCGGATCAATCGCGACCTGGGCCGAAACCCAAGTGATCAGTTCGTCGAGCTGGGTGGCGGCAACGCTGCATTCGTACCGCTCGGCGAGAGATAGTCCGTCCGCGCCGGCCGTTTCATCAGCACCGAAGGCGGGCTCGGGAAGGCTGGGCATTGGCTGACCACCGCCCTGACTTCCAACGGCTTTTCCATCTTGCCCCCGCAGGCTGTCATAGCGAGCGCGCAGAGCAGCAAGGCGCTCGTTCGCTTGTACTTCCCGGTCATGGTTGATCCTTTCCTGTGCGGCCTTCACACGCGCTAGGCGCAGCTTCTCGTTACGCAGAGCATCGGCCATGGCCTGCGAGAATGCGGCCTTCGTCCTTCGGTGGTTGGCGACGTTCTCGCTGTTCAGAAACGTCATCCGCTCAAGCCGCGCGATCAGGCCGCCGCCGATGACGGGCAGGCCATGGATCTGGATCAGCAGAGCGACGACGACGCCAAGCAGGGCGAGTGTTGCTGTGCGCCACCAGTTCGAGAAGAAGAGCGGGATCATTCTAACCCGTCCATCAGATGCCGGATCATGGCCTCAGCCTGCGACGCGGTCAGCAGGTTGGTGCCAGTAGGGCCATCGCGATGGTGATCGTAAGTGCAGCCCGGATTGACGTGCGGTTCGAACCGGATCCCTGCATCAGGGTGGAAGTCAGGCGGCAGCTTCCAGCAAAGGAAGCGGTTCACCATCTGCTTGATCTGTTCGTCGGTCATTCGTCTTCCTCCGGCAGGCAAGGCGGTGTCCCCTGCTTGACCAGGCGCGAGCCGGTGGCCGTGGTGAACACGAAAACCCCGATCAGGATCGAGGCAACAGGCCGGTATGCCTCAGGGACCATCTCGACCAGCTTCTGTAGCTCGCTGGGATAGGCCGCGAAGTATCCGGCGACGATGCCCGCGATCGCAGCGAGGCGAACGCTCCACAGCTTCCAGACCTTTTCGGCCCAATCCTCGATCAGGTTCATGCGGGCATTCCTTCCTTGATCCATGCTGCGACATCGAACGACGGGCAGGCCTTCTGCACCTTGGGCCAATCACGGTGGCCACGGATCACGATGCCGGGATAGCGCTCCTGATAGGTGCGGATCAGGGTGCGCAGCGTCGCCTTCTGGGCAGGCGTGCGGGTATCCTTCGGCTTCATCTTGGCGTCGACACCGCCGACGTAGCAGATACCGATGTTGCCGGTGTTGTTGCCCCCGACATGCGCACCGCGCTGATTGTCCTGCAGCGTCCGATGCATGGAACCATCGAGTTCGATCACCCAGTGATAGGAGGTCTGGCCGAACTTATCCTTGTCCCACTGCGTGATGGTTGCAGCCTTCACGTCGCGGCCTTCTGGTGTCGCGGCGCAGTGGATGGTCAGGTATTTGATGGGGGTCACTTCCCACCTCCCTCAAGTTTTGCAGCCATGATCGCGAGGTCGTTGGGCATGGTCGGATCGAGCGGAAATGCTGCCCGCATGCCCGGCGTCGTCAGCCCAATCAGCGCCTCAAGCCGTGCGGCCTTGGCCTCGCTCTCTGCGTGCTTGCTCTGGCAATCCGCCAGTTCCTTTTCGACGGTCTGGACGCGCTTGGTCAGCTCGTCGACGCGCTTTTCGAGCCGCTCCAACAGGCGTTCGGTCCCTGCATCCAGAGCCGCCGCACGCTTATCCATTCTGCCCCCAAAATACTCGAACACCCATTTCAGCGCGAAGAAGCCGGCACCGCCGCTGACGCCGACGCCGGTTGCAGAGGCGGCGACTTCGAGGAGGCTACTGCTGTCAGTCATCAGATCATCGCCGCGATGTCGGCAGCGATGGCCGTGGCGAACTGCACCCGCGCCTCAAGCTTGGGGTGCGTGATGTCTGCCCTTGTTCCGGTCTTCAGCCCGGTGTCGGCGTCGGTATTGGTCACCGTCAGCCCGCTAAATGCCAGCGGTGAGATCTGCGCAAAGGCGCTCGATACGCGCGTGTTCAGGGGCTGGTTGACGCGGTTCACGGCACGCAGGAGACCGCGCATGAATGCCGGCCAAGCGCGGGGGGAAAGTTCCGCCCAATAGTCCGACCAGGCGTAGGCTCCCGGAGTGAAGAGCACCTTGGCCCCGGCGCCGCGAACCGACGTGATGATGCGCGTAATTGCGACATCGACGAAGTCGGTCATCGCGTCGTAGTCGGTCCATTCCGGGTAATCGTTGGTGCCGAGGTCGACGATGACGATGTTGGGCGTGCCACCAATGATCGAGGCGTACTTGGTCAGGTAGCCGGCGTAGTCGAAGATATAGCCGTCGTAGCTGCCCGTGCCCGATCCTGCCGAAAGGAAGGGGTTATAGGCGTACTTGTCCGGGAAGTTGGCCGCTGCGATGTACGTTGCCGGATTGCTGACATAGGCCATGTCGGTGCGATCCTTGCCGACGTAATCAGCAAGGCTGCGGCCCGAACGGCCTTCGTGGTAGATCGTCGCTGAATCCTTGTCGTACCCGAACAGCGTCCCGCGCAAATTGACGGTCGCCCCCTTGGCGGCAAGGATCGCCTTCACAGCGCTCGGCGTATTCGGATCGTCGAACTTGCTGTCGCCGACGAACAGGGCGTTCACCGTCTTGCCGGTCAGATCGGCGTTCACGATCTTGCGAACCGTCAGGTCACGGAACTGCACCTGATTGCGCAGCGGCCATGCGAAATGCCGCGCTATCGTCAGCGTGTCGTTGTTCTGCAGCCGTGCCGGGTCGACTTCCATGCCCTGCGCGCCCGCAAACCCGGCAGGCGCTGCAGTGAAGTTTTCGACGCCCCGGCTGAGCGTGATCGATTCCGCCGCGATCGGCCTGCGATCGATGAAGTTCGTCGGATAGAGCGTGATCTTGCGGTCATCGAACAGCGCGATCTCGCCGGGCAGGTACATCTTGCCGAACTGATCATTGAACAGCCCGGTCGCCATGTCGGAAACCGGGATGACAGCACCGCGCTGGTTGCTGGCCGCAAACTGCAGCCCGCAGATGAACACATCGCGAGCATCGGTGTCGATGTAGGCACGCAGACCGACCATGCTCGACCAAATTGTCGAGCCAAGAAGCGAAGTTGCAACCGAGAAGGTGGTGCCTCCTGCGCCGGGAATGGAGCCATCGGTGGTGTAGAAACTGACCTTGTTCCGGCCGTAGCGACCATCAGCTCCGCCGACGACGAACTCGCCAGATAGACTTACTTGATCGTCATTGAGATAGCGGCGCTCGATGCCATCAAGCTTGCCGTCATGAATCGCAAAAATGTCGACAGCAGTACCGTTGCCTGCCGTCTCATAGACCGTCCACGCACCGTAGAGACGCAGCCGTCCGTAAGCGGAGACACGCTCAGGCCTAGGTTTTTTGATGGCCGTCTCTGCAGTGTCCGGCTTTGGGCGGCTGCCTGACAACCCTATCACCGAGTTGATCACGCCAACGCCTTGGTATGCTGCAACCGCTAAACTGACATTGCCGGTCGTCACGAAGACTGCGACGGCGGCGGCGACCTGCAGGATCGTGCCCAGTGTCTTACCCACAGCGAACCCTCCAAGCAGCGATGACGATTGAAGGGTTGGCAGTAGTGAATGCCATGCCGCGCGGCGCTACTAGCGCCCACCGTCGGCCAGTGAAAATAGCGCCAGCTTCTTGGCCTAAGAGCGTGAGGACCCCTACATCCCCTTCCATGAGATTCTGCGTCCTCGGTAGGCCGACGCCATCCATGCCCCTTGCGAAGATGTCGAGCAGACCGCCGCGAGCCGGAGCGTCATCAACATATCCGCCTCTCCAAGATGCCATTGGGTCTGGCCACCCATTGAGGACGACCCAGTCACATGGGAAAGTGCAGCAGTCGTGGAGCCCGTAGACATGCTTCTTGCGTGCAGCCTCGGCTAGATAGTCGCCAAGCATCAGTTTGGCCCCCATCGACGAGTGGTGCCTGCCGATATTCCGGCGACGTTCGAGAAGGCTGCATCGTCGGGAAAATCAAAGCGCTGGTCGGCGTCGGTGAAGTAGGCAAGTGCAGGGCGCCGGCGTGCGGGATCGCCCGCGACCACACTTAATGTCAGCGAACGGACCCGGTCGCCGTCATTAGACTGGCTGGCGACAGTTAGCCCGCGCGCTAAGCCATCATTGATGCGGCGGATCGCGTCGATCACTGATTCCGCAACCGCAATGACACCAGCAAGCTCACTCGACAGCGTACGCCCGAACGCCTCTGCAGCGGATTCGAGTGAGGCAAATCCGTCCGACCCATCGGTAACGAAGTTGGCAATGGCAGTGCTGAACTGGCCGCCACGATCAAAGGCGCCAATGGTGACGACAGCGGCGTTGTAAACCGAGGTCATGGCCTCGTCGAAGGTGACGGGTAGTTCGCGGAATTCGCTATCGATACCGTCGGTGAACTTGCGGTCCGTCAGCGCGCGAAACAGAACGTCAGAGGTAAGCTTGCCCTCTTCGCCCAGCTGCTTGATGGCGCCAATCGAGACGCCCATGCTTTCGGTAAGGAGGCGGGCGAGGCGAGGGGAGGCCTCAAGGATCGAGTTCAGTTCGTCGCCGCGCAGTGCTCCCGAGGCAAGTGCCTGGCCGAACTGTAACGTAGCCGATGCCGCCGAGTTCGCATCGGCACCGCTGATCTTGAGCGTTTTGGCGAAGGTCTCCGTTGCACGTGCAGCCTCGCTTTGCGTCCCGCCCAGTTCCTTCGTGGCGCGGGCGAAGTTACCATAGAGCGAGGCCGTTTCAGACAGCCCGGAACGCGTATCCGCAGCGATGCGACGGACATCGGTACCGGCCTGCGAGAAGCTGCCGAAACCAGCGGTGGCGAGCCGCAACTGGGCATCGAGGTTCTTTGCCTCGTCGGCAATCGACAGGATTTCGCGGGCGAGGCCAAGGGTCAGGAAACTGGTAGCGAACGAGAGTGCGGCCTTGGATGCGGCACTAAACCGCTTCTCCATGGCACCGAGACCGCTATCAGTGAGTCTGCGGGCCCGCTCGACTCTGCGATTGTACTCGGCAACCTCGGCGCGAAGTTCGAGAATTACGGGATCGACGCTCATCTCTGTTATCCCTCGCGGTGTGCCTTGAAGAAGCGGGAAAGGCTCTCGTCCTTCGTCGGGTCTGGCTTATCGCCGGTGTCGTCCGCGCTCTTCGCCAGCACCGCTTCGATGTAAGTAGACAGCGAGGCCCGTTCCCAGTTCAGCCCGAGTTGCCCGCAGTTGACGACGACAACCCCTTTCTCAAAGGGTTTCAGGCCGCCGCTTCGGCCTTTTTTTTTGAGCCTTCGGGCACTCTGACGCCGTAGATTGCGGCATTCAGGATCTTGAAGGTGAGCGCCAGATCGAGCATCGCCGCTCGTGCCGGGTAGCAATAGACCTTGACCAGTTCCGCGGCTTCCTGCTCCGGCGCGCCTGTACCGATAAGCGCGTTACGGATCAGGGAGTGGCACTGTTTCAACGTTGCCGCGCTGGGTCCGATCAGCACGGTACTGTCATCAACGGCACCGATGCACTCACCGATGTTGTGGAACAGGGCAAAGATCGAGCAATCGGCCTCGCGCTCGAAAGCAATGACACGCGACATCGGGAGCCAGAAGTCGCGGTCCTCGCCTGCAAAATGCGCCGAGGCCTTGGTCTCATCCATTAGGGTGCTGCCGTCCAGGTGAAGTCGCCGTTGCTGGCCAGCGTGATCTCGGCGGAGCTATCGCTATCGGTATTGGCCTGCAGGTTCGCCGCCGTGAGCATGTAGGAACCGGCAAAGGTGCCCATCAGAATGCCGGTGTCGGTACCATCGGCGATATAGAGCTCGACCTTGTAGTTTTTGTTGTTGCCCAGCGCGGTCATGAACTTGGCGATCTGTGTCTTGTCGATCAGACCCGAACCGGTGATGTCCTGCTGCTTGCCGGTGACACGCACCTTGCGGGTCGGAACTGCTCCAGGCTTGGCGCAGTCGCGGACAAAACGGTCATTGGTGTTGGCGGTCGAGTTGACCGACACGTCCTTCACGCCGCAAATGATGGTGAAGACTTCGGTTGCGGCACCGTCGCCCATCTTGATCAGGGCAAAATCGGCTTCGGTTGGATACGACATTGCGGGCTCCTCGCAGATTTGTGCGAGGGGTAAGGGGTGTCAGGCGCCTCGGTTACCGCCGTCAGATTGGCGGTATCTGCTCTAGCAGGCGACCTTTCACCAAGCTAACTGACGGGCAGAAAGGGGAGAATCATGAAAGCTTTGATTTTTGCTGCCGCCTTGCTGGCGGGCAGCGCTGCTGTCGCACAGGATGCCGTCACGACCGAGGTCGCCGCTGCGCCTGTCGCTGGCACAGGCAAAATCGTTGTATATCGCCAGGGCGCGATGATGGGGCTCGGGCTGGGCTGCCCGATCCGTTACAAGGAGAAGGAAGTCGTCGAGCTCGGCCGCAACAAGTATGCCGAACTGGATGTGAAGCCCGGCAAGTATGTCCTGACGAACAAGACCAGCTCGGTCATGATCGACGTCGCAGCTGGCGAGACGGCTTATGTGCGCTGCACGATCAAGCCCGGCATGCTCACCGGTCGCGCTGACCTGCAGTATTCCGACAAGGAAAGCTACGACAAGCAGGCCCACGAGTTCGAGAAAAAGACCCCGAACTTCATTCCGGAGTGATTGGATTATCCCGATCGGCGACAAGAAGGAAACTCGCCCGTCGCCGGTCGGGATCGTCAATGAAGTCGCTCAGCAGCACCTCATTCAACGCATGCGCAACCTCAGCATCGCCGCCATCGATCAGTCGACGCCGCATCGTGTCGAAGTCGTTGGGGCCTAAGACACCATTGCGCTGCAACTGAGCGATCAGCACGGCCAGCAGCGAGCCAAGTTGTTCTTTGGAGAGGTGGTCCAC